TACATTTCCTGACACATCAAGAGGGTGTTTTCTTGCAACATAATATCCAGAAATTCTATTGTTGTTATCGATTTTCACTCCATCAACGATAGTTTCATCATTTTGTAATAAAGAAGGTGTCATAACTCTATCAGGCTCAATTATTTGTAGCTTTAAGCTATAAGGATTCTTTGGTGTTTCAAAATAGTTAAATTTTACAAAACACTCGCCATTCAAGAGAATTGTTAAGAATACTAGGTCTTGAACCTGGTCAAAATTAAGAACTCCCATCTGTTCAATCTTATTGTCTGCCCAGAGTTTGAATTCTTTTTCAATAGTAGTTTCAATTGCTTCAGCTTCTTCTTCACTAATCCCTAAAGTTTCATAGTCAATTGCTGATTTTAGCTTTAATCCGCTACCAATAACGTTAGAATTAATAGTCTTCATGACTCCTTGAGCAACAGGAGCTCCCATATACAAGTCCCTTGACCGTTCAACTAGCTTTTTCCTGTTCTTGTAGATGTCTTTTTTTACGCCTCCACCAGTAGAAATCCAGCCTTTCATAGAACTTTTTGTAGTAGATGCCCCATGATTCGAGTAACCTGTGTTAAGAATTTCTATTTTTTTCCTAGCTACTTCTCTTTCAAGAGCCTTTTTTGGGTTAAAAAAAGCAATAGTTTTGTCTAATAAATTCATTTTTCACCTCCTTTTGCAACAAAAAAAGAAGATTAAAACCTATAAATCTCTAGGTATTACTCTTCTTCCTAATTTTTTTCTTCCATTGTTATTTAATTTGTCAAGTTCGCCCTCCCAGAAGGCTCTTCCTTTTCTAATTTCAGATAAATCTTCTCTCACAAGCTCTCTTGTACCAATTTTATAACTTTTTCCAGTCAGCACAGCTATTTCAGCCTTTCTGTAGACTTCAATCATCTGTGAACACTCTTCTCTAGTGTAATTCAATTTATAAGCTCACTCCTTTCGATAAAACTCTTCTTTTTGATACTTTTGTAGCCTTTTTTGTAGCTTCAACCGTATATTTTTTACTTAAGTTAGGATTTGCTATTTTTAAAGCAGCATAAGCATAGTTCCTTAAATCCAAAGGTTCATTTCTCTTAGTTCCTATCACTTTCCAAATAGTTTTTTTAACACCTTTTTCCCAGACAGTAGTCTTAACTTCAGATGTTAAACCTTTGAAATATGCTTCATCATAACCCCTATCTACATTGCTTGGAAAATGCATATACATGGATCCTGGTTCTTCAATTTTTAGTCTAGCAAGTATCGTTTCTTTACCAGTGTTAACCCCTAAAGTAAAGAGTGATATTTGCATTCTATTAGTCCTAGATGGCTTAGATACAAAAGCAACTCCATCTCCACCTTTTCCTTTTATCCCAAATACCCGTCTAAATTCTCTAGGCTTGATATATTGATAAGCTTCTTGAGTATAATGTCCTCCAGTGTCTATACAAGTACAAAGGATTCTTATTTTCTCACCATTAGCATATGAAAATTCTGTCTCTAGGAATCTATCTAATTGCTCCCATACATCATTTTGACCAGGAGAGCCTATAAATTGCTTATAGTAAATACCCCAAGACTCTTCTCCAAGTCCCCAGCCAACAACTTCAATTTCTAATCTATCGTCTTGAACATCGACTCCAGCGGTTAAAACTTGAACTTGGTCAGGAATTTCTGCTGTATACTCTTCTTTTCTCTTAGAAACATCTAAAAAATCTATCTTTTCCACTTTTTCTTCCCATGTTTGACCAAGGCAGGTATTCGTAAATACCTTCATCATTTGCATATTACCTTTTGCAGCTTTAAACTTTTTTATAATTTCGGACCAGGTAGAAAAAGGACTATATAATTCTGAAATATGAAAACCTCTTACACTCCAATCGTCCACTTCTTCCTGTGGTTGCCATATTCCGTGTATCATATTTCTTTTCCACTCATGCTCAGATGATATTTCAAAGCAATCAGAACATTTATGCCCAACTGGTTCAAATATTATATTTCTCCACTCCAATTTTTGGAAAGAGCCACATTTTGGACATGGAATATAAAACTCTTCTTTCGTTGAATTTTCATATTCTTTCTCAACTCTTGAGTCTCCCTTAATGGTTGGTGTGCTAGTTATAACGATTTTCTTATTCCAGAAAGTTTTAGTTCTTTCTATTGCTAGATTTAAAGGATCTCCTTCTCCTCCAACATCACTTTTGAATCTATCTACCTCATCAGCAAGTAGTATTCTCAATGGTCTGCTTGATAGTTCTGCAGCCGAATTACTTCCAACTAATGTAATATATCCACCTACAAATTCTTTTTGTAGTTTAGTATCTCTTCCATCAACTTTGTTCAGTATTTTATTTTTAAGTTGCGGTGTACTCTGTATCATGTCATCTAGCCTTGTACTAGAAAAGTCTTCTGCTAAATCTTTGGTCGGCAAAAGATACATGATAGGAGCAGGGTCATAGTCAGCATAGTATCCAAAAACATTCAATAAAATTTCAGTCTTAGATAACTGAGCTCCATACATCATCACAATTTTAGATGTTTTTTTATCTGAAATCGCTTTCATAACTTCCCTTTGAAATGGTACTCTGTCGGTTTTCCATCTCCCTGGTTCAGCAGATGTCTTAGAACTTAAAATTCTATATGAATCAGCCCAAGTGTCTATGGTCAACTTTGGAGGAGGCTTCAATGTTTGAAATATGTCAGCAAATAGATTAATTGTTTTTCTTAGACTTGGATTTTCTACTAGATCCTTTTCCTTTGCTTTTTTCATCTTCCACCTCTTCTTCATCTTCCAAGATTATATTTTTATTTTTAAACAATTCTGGACTATAATCACTTAATTCTAACAAAACATCTTCTATAGAACTCAAAACTATATCCTGGATATCTCCAAGATTATCACAACCCACAACCAAAGGTGCGATTTTATTAGGTACGGCTAATAATTTACCCTTTAAATTTGTGAGCATAACTGTCATAACTTTTTTAACAATTTCTGCCGAATGCAATTCATTTTTAAGTTCAGATATTTTTATTGTTTTTAATTCAATATCCTTAGCTATTTTTTCAGTTTCTTTTTTTAACTTAGCTTCTTTTAAATCCACATCTGCTGAACTAGATTCTCTTAAAAATTCTATAAAACCTTTAATACTTTCAATCAACAAATATTTTCCTCTAGTTCCGCTTTTCTTAACAACTTCATCCTTTGCAAGCATACGGATATATCTATCTGTAACTCCAAATATTTCCGCAAGTTCAGGACTACTAACTAAATTATCTTTTATGTTCATTTTTAACCCCTTTCGGAACGGAAATAAATAAAT